ATTGTGAGCCCATGTATCAAAGGCCACCATACCTACAATATTCCCATTCTTGTATGCGACAATACCTTTCGTGTCAGCACACCGGACACACTCAGCCCTAGCGTGTATCCACTCCCACTCTTCGTTACGGGACATGGGGAGGTAATCAATCACAGCAGGCCTCCTTCGTCCCACATGACGCCAATGGCGATCAACGTAGTTTCAACTTGTGACTTACCCCGAAGAGCAATGGCCACAGTCTTACCTATACCATAAGCTCCCCGCGCAGGCTGGAAGGCTGCCGACCCGCCACCCCAGATATCTATATCCCACAAGCCTGTATCCCAAATGCCAACACCGAAAGCACTTGCATTAGGAGGTGATGGTAATTGGGACAAGTCATAATCATAATGAGCTCTGACAGTGTAGGATGGGAATGACTGTGCTAAGAAGATAGGCCTGATAAATTGCATACGCTTGAACTGCTCAGGAGTCTCCATATCTTGGTAGCTAGTGAGCAACTGCCAATCAATTTGTAAAGGATTAGGGTTAGACAGCTCTACATTATCTATAGTTCCTTGCACCCTCCACACATTTATATCAGGTGAACCAAAGTAAAACTCTGACTGATACTGCTCAGATGTGAGGATAGGTACATCATTCCAAATAGACCAAGCCTTGAGGTTAAGGTCGTACACATACTGAGTATGAGGTATTGTATTTTCCTTGGGCGAGGAAATAACCAGCCGCGATATGCTGGGGTGAATCTTAACTTCCCACCCGAATAAACTCTTACTACGAGCCATCGCTTGGTTAATGAACGCCTGTATCTTCCACGTTAAGCTGGCCTCTAATGAGAATGGATCCTTGCCTTGGAGCAAAGCGCCCATACTGATTAGACCATAGGTGGACAGGAGGAGCATATCCCCGCCATACAGTGAGGTAATTCTTCGGCCAAAGGGAACAGCCCCTACGAACCATAAGCCAATAATCCCGAAGGTTGCGCTACTAGAGGGGTCAGTACCGGCATACACAATGACGTCCCCTGCCGAGCTGACTGCAACGAGGTAGTCATCTGGGCCTTCACCACTGTCAAGTGTCCAGTCGGCCAACACGGAGAGTATTCCGCCATACCGGAACCGGCTACCGAAGTTAAACTCAGTCAGCGTACCGCCGAACACCCCAATGTCACTGTACCAGGAACTTGTGCTGTCCTTTTCAATGTACCACATCCTGTTTTTCCAGGTCATGACAAAGGCAATGTCTGCTGCACCTCCGGCTGGCCCAACGATGGCAGGCACTGACCAACTATCTGTTGACTCAGTATATAGCTGGAGGCCATTCTCTTCATCTGCTGCCAGCATAAAGTGTCCACCACCATCATTAGTAAACTGTGAGTATGACATACGTCCAGCGGGGCTAGACTTTATACTCCAATTCACTACCTTCGCAGGGGTAGTCGTACTGGCGCTAATATCGTAAATACCATCACTGTTAGAACAAAATAGTCTGTCCTTAAGCTGGTTATCCTCACTCCCTTTATAGGGCAGGATAGTTTGAATACCCCCACCGATAAATCCATTAGCATACTCAGCATTGCCGGGGCGTACCTTCAACCCCACAGTCGTAGCATCAATGTTGATGGTGATAATAGCATCCCTAGGCTCCATACCATAGAGGTTCGATATAGAGTTAATCCCAGCGGTCGGCGCGGGGAACGTAGCCGGTCTCGTTATTTGCTCTTGTGGTTGTATGCCGAACATTAAGGTCCGCCGTAATTGGTATTCGGTATATTTCTGAAGTCAAGGTAGTGAATACCAGCAGCGCGACGCCCAGCGTTTAGAACAGGCGCACTCTTATTACCTTCCGTAGCTGACTCCCAAGCTTTCGCAAATGCTGCGCCAGCAGAATCCGACTTGAACCCCTTAGCATCCAAGAATTTAAATCGCAGATATTGCACAATCATCACCGGCTTGAACAATACAATATCATCATTTCTCGTGACAGTATCACTGTCAGGGTCTCCACCTCCAGCCGCACTCGCAACCCATTCCCTTGAAATATACTCAAAGAAAATGTCCAACCCATTTGGTGGAGGCTGGGGGAAAATATTGAACTTATTCTCCATGATACGGAAGCTAGCGTAAATCGTAAAACTCACCAAGTCCCTACCAAAGAGGTAAGCCCATTGTTGAGGAGACAGCGGTCCCCCTAACGGAACATTCTCTTGCCGTTCCCACCCGGTCTGGGGGATCATATAGCCAAAGTCGTCCGGGAGGTCGTAAACCCCATCGTCCGGGGGGACCACTGTCACAATATTGTGTTCCCTCCGGAGGATTTCCCAGGGATAAGATTCTGTAAGGTCTTGACCACAGGTAGTGATTAAATTGCGAAGCTGCACAAAGGAAGGATTGGTGTCAGCAAATACGTCCGCAGAAGGCTCAAGGCCACATTCAACCGCTGCCCGATTAACTATATCTGCTGCGGGTATATATCTGCTGACAGCCATTTACTTCCCCTTCTTGGCCTTCTTACCACTCTGCATCTCCGTGACCATTTCCTTCAGCTCCTCAACTGCTTGGTTGAGGGCAGCAATTTCGCTATCCTTAGCATCAATGGCCGCATTGAGCTGCACCAGAGGAGCCGCTTCACGTGACGCCTGTATAAAAGCTTGAGCATCTCTCTTAAGATTGCCTAGCCCCATGAATTTTGCCACATGGACATCAGCAAGCTCAGCCAGTTGCTCCACAGTGTAGATGCCAAAAAACTTCATCTCTTCCACTTGGGAGCGGGTGACCATCGGCCACGCCTTCAATGGCGTACCGTCGTGTACCTCACCTTCGCCTGCCTGATACGCAGCGAACTGCTTGGCGAAGCGCCCTTTATCCATCTCACGGGCTGGGCGGATAATAACGCTATCCTTGTCCCCAGGAACCATGATGCGAACATAGGCCTCGTCCTTGAATTGGGGACGGCCTTCCTTCAGCGTAGCCTCTTCATCCTTACGAGGGTGGTTAAAGAATACAACGAACAACTTGTCGTCACCTGCGAACCGAGCGTTATTGCCCTCACCAAGCATCGCCTGTTCGGTTATTGCGTAATCAGCTTCTAGCATTTCTTTCTCCTTGTTATAGTCTTAGGGCATCAACCTCAGCATCAGTTAACCCTGCTGATGTTTTGAGTTTGGTGATACCACTAGCTCGATCTGTTTCTCTTACTTTTTGTGGGTTAACTGAATCTATTTGTGCCCGAGTGACTGCGTTTAACTCCGCCTCCGTTGGCTGAGTACGAGCATCTGTCCAAACGATGGTGTCAAAGTCATCACCAGAGGTTCGGCATTGAGGATCAGGCACTAGAAAGTGTATGCGGTTCCAGAGTTGGGCAATTATTGTCATGGTGTTACCTCTATAATGCTAATCTGCGACGCCATTACGCCTCCAAATATTCTTGATCCGCTAATACCATTAAATGTCGTGGTCCCGGCTGTACTTGATCCTGCTCTGACACGGAAGGTAATTGCTGCTGTTCCCCCTGCAACAAGTTGATGTCTCATGTACATAAACTTCGCATCACCATCATCACCTCTTGTATTGACAGCAGACAGAGCATTGGCAGCTACTCCTTCAAATAAGCCAATGGACATTCTCGAATTACCTTCAAGGTACATACCGATTGTGATAATCAGGATATTGGCAGCATCCAGCGGCGTATGTACTAAGGTCATGTATTCATCACCTTCAGTAATTTGCGGGATTGTGTCGTCAACCGGGATTAATCCGGTTCCCGTCGCAACCGCACTGTCTGCTGTGGACGATGTCTGTACTACTAGAGGAGGCGTGTCTACTATCCACTCAGCCCACGTTGTAGTTTGAACTGTCCCTATAAACGATATTGATTTACCTACTGGAAGTGAAGCGGCAACATTCACACCCAGACCAAGATCATCCCCGGAACTTGGGAAAACATCAACAACATTCGCCCCATTGTTCTTTATAAAAACGAGTGAATTTACTTGAAACGTAGGTGGAAGGGTGACAGAGGCACCGGGTGATGCAGCAGTCGTTATGACGTTATTGGTACTAAGAAGGACCAACCCTCCTTGTCCACCAGCCGCGAATGCTGTGATACTTAAATCCGCAAAAGGTGCTTCAATAATTCCACCAGAATTTTCGGAATAGCGCACAGCTAGCACACCACCGGAAACCAGAGCTACAGCATCATCTTGTGCTCCCCCAACTCCGGTATCCAAATCTTCCTTATTAGGACAAAGTGTGGGAATTGTCCCCGCAGTAGGTCTATTACGAATAGCAGGGCCAGCGAAGCCAAAACCTTGAAACTCAGCATTAGGGCCATCAGTAATAAGAAATTGAGTAGCACCGGCTTGGTTAAAGATAATGTCCCCATCAACGCCAGCCCCCGCACCTAAACCTCCGTTGATTACAGCATCGCCACCGTCGCCATCAGAAGCAGCACTAACCCCGGGACCGCCTGTGACTTCTGCATCGCCACCGCTACCACCATTATCGCCGCCTACTCCGCCAATGACTCTGCCTATTCCACCAGTATTGGCTCCATTACCACCGACACCACCTTTTGTTTCAGCTATGCCGCCGATACCGCCGCCAAGCGAACGACCGGCCTCTAGGATAGCAGTACCTCCGTCACCGCCACCACCTACACCATTACCTCCCATCGCTAAGAAGTCACCACCATCGTCACCTGAGCCACTTGCATTACCACAAAGGAGTGAAATATCACCGCCTTCCGCACCACCTCCAGCGCCATTGGTTGCTTCAATTACGATGCTACCGCCTTTTGTGGAGCTCCCACCACTCGCGCCTGCTCTTAGGGTAAAAGTACCTCCATTTCCGCTGCCATCAGAACCAGCAACGAACAAAGCATCGCCAAGCGCTGAGAGTCTACCTAGTTCAACCCCACCAGCAATCAGTGAAAGTATATCTGCTCCTCCCCAACCAATACCTGTGTCGGTATCAGATTTGTTCGGGATTAAAGTGGGGTTGATGGCTGTTGCCAACTCATCAACTAGTCTGGGACCACCCGCGATTTTTCCACCAAAGGATGTACTAGTAAATTCAAAGTGAGACACTCCAGCGAGGGCTATTTCCATACTGGTTGGGCCGGAAAGAAAAATACCTGTGTCAGGATCACTAGCAAAACTATACGAGGGAGCACCTGCCGTTCCGTCGGGAGCCAACAGTGGGAAGGATGCCCCTGCTTCCGGAAATATAAATTGAGTCGATACTGAACCTGTAACCGTTCCGATGAATGCTACTGAAGCACCAGCAGGAACCGATACAGCTACGCCGACCCCTTGACCAAGATCATCCCCTCCTGCGGGGAAGAGATCCATGGCATTCGCTCCGTCGTTCTTAACGTAATTGACGAGGCCTACTTCTAAGGTGGTTGAGAATTTTACCGAGTCCCCCGTAGTTGCAACAGTTGATATGATACTATAGCTTGAATTGAGTTGTGTAGCACTTCCTTGTCCGCCACCTGCGAATGCAGTAAGCCCTACAGTCGTATCATGAACTTGAAGTATTGCAGTAGAGGCTCCAATTAGTTTTATTCCGACCACGCCTTGCGCGACCATTTGTAATCTATTGTCGCCACCACTAGAAAGGCCAGTATCAGTATCGCCCTTTCTGGGGTGAATATTAACCCCGCCGACATTTCGTAATTCAGGGGAACTACCTCCGACGCCTTGTAATGCTGATCCGACTACTTGCCAACTCGTGTCACCTTCAATCGTACCGTCACCGGTCCATACGCCGAGTTGATTGTTAGCAGGAGTGCCTACCTTAAAGACGTCACCCCCACCAGAAGCTGCCCCACCAATTTGCAGAATAACTAATGCTGGCTCACCATCAGCGGGGAGGCCTCCACTTGCTTCTACTGTACCTGTGATAGTGAACCAGCCCGTATTATCCGTAATAGGCGCAGTTACATTGAGCACCAAGAATTCAGATGCATCTTCCTTAGTTTGAATGTATATCCTATCATCCGTAGTAATGAGGCCCAGGATGTTAGTAACATCCACAGCATTCTCATCAATAGCATCAATGAAAATTTCAGTAACAGATGCCGGAGTAGCATTGTTAAAGCGGACATTCCCCGGACCGGGGTCAGCAGCAGTAATGTCCGTATCAAATAGATACGTAGCACTGAGCAGACCACCCCCTCCGCTAGCTTGATCCTTAAAGGATAGAACCCCTAGCCCGTCAGTAACCAGGACTTGATCTGCTGCGCCATCAGCATTAGGGAACGAATAGTTGGGGAGGAGTAACTGCGACCCATCAAACCGGAACCCTGCGAAGCCTTTAATAGTCCCATCGCCAGTCCACACACCAATTTGATCAACAGCCGGAGTACCTACTTTGAATACATCCGCTGCACCCACAGCAGCGAAAGCCTTAATCTGATCCAGTGTAGTTCTGAAATCAGCGCCAGCTTTATCTGTTGCGAAATTATCAGTTCCTGCTGGAGCTGGGTTAAGAGTTG